CACCGGGTTTACAATGTTGAATCCGCATTGGGCCGAATCCATTAAACGCACATCCAAGCTCCGGCGGATATCGGCGGTGGCCAAACAAATGGAATCAATTGCCTGTGATCCATCGGCCCACCCCGATTCGGTTGCGGCGATGGGTTTGTTGGCCATTGAGACAATTAACAACGACCGTAAATCAAACGGGCCACAATTAATGCCGTTAGACGATTTAATGACATTCGACCGTAACAACGACCCCGACAATATTTTGGGCAATCGTTGGTTATGTCTCGGTGGTTCAATGTTGTTTAGCGGCCAAGCGGGTTCAGGCAAATCCGCGTTGGCAATGATGGCCGCCATCACATGGTGCCTTGGCCGTAATTTTTTCGGCATCAAACCAATCAAACCATTACGCACATTAATCATACAGGCCGAGAACGATCGGGGGGATTGCAGCGAGAGCTTTCAAGATTGTTGTACGGGTTTGAATCTGTCCGAATTTGAAAAGGATGATTTGAAAAACAATTTCATCATTTACCGCGAAGCGGTTGCGACCGGGGAAATGTTCGGGCGGTTGTTGAAACAATTAATTGCCCAACACAAACCAGAAATCCTATTTGTGGACCCTCTTTTGGCATTTTCGGGAATAGACATTTCCGATCAGGAACAAACATCTCATTTCCTACGCGGAATCATCCAACCCATTTTAAATGAAACGGGTGTGGTCCTGATTTGCGTACACCATACCGGCAAACCAAAATCCAAAGCGGACAAGGATGGTCAAACCGTACAGGATGCCGCATACCAATACATAGGATCATCGGAGCTTGCCAATTTTTTCCGCGAATCATCGTACTTGGTCCGTTGCCCCGGTGATGCCCCCGTTTTCAAATTCGGTTTAACCAAACGGCGAAATAGGGCGGGTATGTTAAACGAATACGGCACCCCATCGGGGGAAATATACATTCGACATTCCCCAATCCGCGGGGTCATCAAATGGGAACAATGTTCCCGCCCCGAAGTGGAACAGGCATCCGACAATGCCAATGCCACCGTAAAGGGGTCCAGAAAGCCCGCCAATGGGGGTTTGTCGTACGGTTGATATAACCACCCCAATAACACCCCCACCCCCACCTTAAAATCGAAAAAATGCCAATATCGATAAGAACGCTTATGAGAACGCTTATGAGGGTACATAGTGTTGTATCCATGTCTTTTAGACATGGAAATACAACACACACAATACATTACTACACCCAACCCTATCGGTTGGGCCGTAATGATTGTGTTTAGAGACAACCGCAATTTAACCCCAACGACAAAACAAACCAATGCCGCGTAAATATAAAAGGATAGGGCCTAAATCGTCCATTAAACAAAAATTGAAGTTAAAGGAAAAATGGGAAAATAACCGGGAAGGAATGTTGAAACGATGCAAAGCAGGAAACAAACAATCCGCCCAATCAGCTCATGATCGCCGGGAAAAATTAATTAACCAATTTAAATCATTCCCCATCCTGATGTCCAAAGCTGATATGCGGGAACGCATCATGGGTTTCCTATCACCCAACGATCACCGCAAACCCGATTCATTCATTGCCAAACTAATCTCACATGGGTTGTTAAAATACGATGATGAAAACGGATTGTGGATTAACCATTGTAACCCTAATGCACCGTTGCGTTGCAATGTGAATAACATTGATGATGATGTGGTTGGGTGTCCCACAAATTAAACATTGAATACCGCCGTTGGTGGAAAAATTTATCCAATGAGGAAAAAAGAAAACTCATTGCATCGGGTGCATTTAATCCAACAAACATTGGTGATGCCGATTCCGCTTTGGTTCGCGGTGTGATGGATGACACACCAATCAACATGCACATCCAAAATGAAAATGGTAACGGACCACAATGGTTGCAAAAGATATTAAAAACGGATAAGGATGATGTGACAAACGATGTGGCAAACAAAATGGATTCACCGGGTAACAATGCCCATGATGTCCATATGCAACTGATCGCCGTGCGTTGGCGGGCCACCATTCATTTCCTATTGGAAGGGTTGGACAACTCAACCGATGTGAACGCACGGTTACGCGGTGACATCATACGATTGGTAATGGGCGAGGGTGTACCACCCAACATGACCAAGCTTGGTAAGCAGTACGGTCTTTCCCGTGCAGCGATCTCACACAGGTGCCGCACATTGTTAAGACGGTTGGGGTTGGAACCATCCAAGTTCATGGAGACGGAACGCACCGTGAATAAATATCGCGTCCGGCAATTGATGGTAAACATCAACAAGGCCGATGCCACCGCGGGGAGCAAAAAAAATCGCAAATAATATGAATTTAACGCATTTTGTTGGGTTTTTCGCTATGGTACCCCCGGTAAGAAATCTATTAGGGAAATCCTACAATTCTCATAGTGGCACGACATTCGTTGAAATTTCATCAATAAATGGTTGGAAAACAGGGGTATAACATCGTTTATTTAGCCCAATTTTAGGCAATATTACTCAACATAACAAATTACGGCAAAAACCAACGAATTTCTCATTCCGATTTCCACAACATTTCAGGCAAAAAAATTAAGGCCCAAAAACAACGAATTTCATTATGGCATTAACCACCAAACAAATCGCCGAACATTTCGGATTTAGCCCATCACGGGCATCCGCATTGATTCGTGAGGGTATGCCATTAACATCCATCGAGGATGCAACCGCTTGGCGGGATGCCAGAATTTTACGCGGCAAACAAGGCCGACAAATTGAACCGTCAAACATTGTATTACCAGAGGGGTCCGTAATCCCCGATGCCGATTTTGAACAAACGGTTGATAAGCACCGCCAATTAAAAGAGGCGGCAAGATTGCGTTATGTGTATGCCCGCGATCATGGGTTGCCGGAGGAATCAAAGCTTTATATTACTTACGAAAAGATTTTACGAATGATGGTGGTTGTTGAAAGAGAATCCAAAGCCCGCGAAATTGAATCGGGGCAATTGATTCGTTTAACCAACGCATTGGAAAAAATGGGTAAGATATTAACGGAAATTAAATCCGATTGTTTGGGTATGGGTATTGAAATTGCACCCATGGCAAACCCCGATTCACCGGGTACCGCGTTAAAAGTTATTGATGAAAAAATGCACAAGAATTTGTTGAAATGGTCACAAGCTGAAAAAGAAATGTTATCAGTATTGGCGGAACCAAAATCGGAACCAATGCCAACGGATAATTTAAACGATGCCGTTGTTGATGAAACGGATGAACCGAATGATTGAACAATTTGAAAAGACATTGCGGGGATTGTTAGCACCAGACCCGCACCGTGACCCTGTGGCATTTTTGGAAGCGAATGTTAAAACCATCCCGTACAGTCCGCAATCAGGTCCGTTTCGTATTACTAATTCCCCTTGGTTGGCGGAACCATTACGGGCCTTGGTTGATCCAGAGATTCAGGAAATAGGAATATTGGGAAATGTGCAATCGGGCAAATCATGGGAAATCGAAGCGGCATCATGCATCATCCCGATATTAGCACCCGGTCCCACGCTCATCCTGAATGATATAGACCGCAACGCGGAAGACCATTTAGCCACCCGCCTTTCCGTACTGTGGCGATCCATTCCCGCGGTGATGGCAAAGCTTGGTCCCGAAGGAATACCGAAATCGGGTGCCATCCAATTTTTGGGAAACACATGTTGGGTGTTGGGTGCAAACAATGAACGGAATTTGCAACGGCGATCCATCCGTTATTTACTTGGTGATGAAGTGTGGCAATGGAAACCGGGAAAATTAAAAGAAGCTTTGGCCCGTACCACCGCGTTTCGTTGGCAATCAAAAGTGGTATTAGTTTCCCAAGCTGGTGTTGAAGGGGATGATTGGTCCACATGGTTTGCATCCACATCACAACATCAATGGACATTTGAATGTCCTGAATGCGGCCATCGCCAACCGTATGTTTGGGAACAAGTTAAATTCCCGGCTAATGCAAAAACCGCATCAGGTTGGAATTTAGATATGGTGCGTAAGGGGACCAAATACGAATGTGCGGGGTGCCAACATCAATTTGAAGATTCTAACAAAACGCGGACACAATTAAATCAAACGGGCAAATATGTTTGCGGTAATCCGAATGCACCCGCGGGCCGTATGGGTTATGCGTACAATGCGTTGGCAATGCAATGGGGATTAACTTGGGGTGATCTAGCGGTGGAATGCATTGAAAGTAAACAGGCCGTCATTGACCGGGCGGACAATAACCAAAGGCGGGAATTTATAATGAAAAGATTGGCCCGCACATTCAAAGAAGAAGCGGACGAAATTAGTATTAAAACAACAACGGGCGGGTATTTACTTGGTGATGATTGGGATGATGAAGGTGGATTCGTTAAAGGTAAACCAACGGCGGGTTCAATGTTAACCCCTGAAATGCGAATGGCACCCGATTTTGTACGCATGCGTTTCCTTACGGTGGATGTGCAAAGGCGGGGATTTTATTACATTGTGCGATCATGGAACGGTGCGGGTGAATCGCGTTTAATTCAATGTGGGTATTGTTTCACATGGGGTGAAATAATTGATGTGCAAAAAAAATATTTCGTTAATCCGGCGAATACTTTTGTGGATTCAGGGGATCAACAAGACGAAGTTTTAACGGCATGTGCCAACAATGGATGGCATGCCACCCGCGGTGACCAACGAAACGAATTTACATGGAAAGTACGGACCCCGATGGGAAACAAATCCGAATACCGTGCGTATTCACCCCCGGTGGTTGAGAACATTGGAACCAAGCGGACCAAACGAACATATTTTTCAAATTTAAGATTTAAGGACACATTAAGCTTATTAATCCGCCAAGGAAAACACACCGTTGCATCGGATGTACCCGAAGCTTATATTCAACAAATGCAATCGGAAAAGCGGACCATTACAAGTAATGGAAAACCGATATGGGAACAAATCGCATCCCGTGATAACCATTTCTTTGACTGTGAGACGATGCAAATGTTACCCGCATTGGGATGGCGGTTGATTGCACCGTTAAAGATTAAAGGACCCGCGGATGAACCAACGGCCGAATCTAATGCAAATGGTTGACAACATCGCATAATAATATGGCCAGACCAACCGGATGTTTCTTGATTCTTTCGCAATCCCGCATTGAACAAATTGCGGATAAGGCGGCTGAATTATTAATGACGGGAAAAACAATCATGTCGTACACCGATTCCGGGACTTCAATAACGAAATCTTTCCCGATGGATATTCAAACCGTTATGATTGAATGTCGATATGCGTTGCAAATTAAAGACCCCAACCAATACGGTAACATTGACCGCGTAAGAGTTTATAACGGATTGTGGAATTTCCGTGGTCTATAATTTATGGCACCCAAAAAACCATCAAAACCAAAATTAAAATCCAAATCCGATAAAGGGGATTTGAAGGCAAAATCGTTTGCTGGTGGTTCGGGTATATTCTCACAATTTGAAGGGGCAAAATATTCCAACAAACGAAGTTGGATTCAAACCCCGTGGCCCGCCGATTTCAAGCGGACCATGACAGGTTTCGACCGTCAGGAGCTTACGCGGAAAATGCGTTGGTTGTATGTCAACGCGGGCCTTATTCGCCAGATTATATCGGACATGGCATTATATTCGGTTGGATCGGGTATCAAACCACAAGCGGCATCCGGTAACGCGGCATGGGATATTGCCGCCGAAAAATATTTTAATGATTGGGCAAACAAACCATGCGAGGTGACCGGGCGATATAATTATTGGGAAGTGCAATTCATGACATCAAAGCTGGTGGACCGAGACGGGGAGCTGTTTTTCCTGAAAACATTTGGAAAAGATAAATCACCATTGTTACAAGTAATTGAATCGCACCGCGTTGGTGCATCAATGGATGTAGCACAAACGGGCAACGGTTTATTTGACGGGATAAGTTTTGACCAATACGGTGCCGTGATTGGGTACAATGTAATTAGATCGGACGGAACAACCCGCATGGTTCCCGCATCATCAATGATGCATGTGCATCACCCCGAACAAGTTTCCGGTGCAAGAGCTTATTCCCCGTTGCAACATTCGATTTTGAATTGTGTGGATGTTATGGAAATAATTTCATTGGAGCGTGTGGCAATGAAAGTACAGGCCGACATTGTGCGTACGGTTACCCGCGAGAACCCACAATTTGATGGATCACAATCTGATTTCGAAGCTTTCGGAATGAGGCCAGCCGATTGGCCAAATAAAGTTTACGATAATCCCGCTGAAGTTGGAACATTCATTGGTGGTAAAACATTGATGATGGCACCCGGCGAGGAATTAAAAATGGTGGAGTCAAATCGCCCCGCACCAAACACAATTGCGGCGATGGAATATTTAAATCGCGATTCATGCCTTGGCACATTGCCATACGAATTTGTTGTTGAACCAAACAAGGCGGGTGCGGCAATGCGATTGGTTGTGGCCAAAGCTGGCAGAATGTTCGCAAATCGTCAGGAGATACTCAAAAATCGTTTATTAATTCCCACATGGGGATATGTAATTGCACATGCCGTAGCCAATGGCGATTTACCACCCAATGACAATTGGACGCGGGTAACATGGGTAACACCAAAACGCGTTACCGTTGATGCTGGCAAAGAGGAAGCGGCAACATTTAAGGCAATTGAAATGGGCCTTAAATCGTTTAGCGAATATCATGCTGAAAATGGTAATGATGCCCGCGATCACAATGCCCGCCGTGCGGCCGACATCCGTCATTCAATGGATATGGCAGAGGAACAAAATATTCCATATTGGACCATGTACAAACCAAGTAATACACCCAATTCCGAAATCACCGCCACCCCGGATGATGATACACCAATTTCCGATGCCGATGTTCCAATGAATGAAGGCAACGAACCCCTTTAAAAATAATATACATACAAACATACAATGCGTAATTTAACCAAAGATTTTAAATCAAACCGTCCGATATTAATTCAACCCGCACAAGCGGATGAATTTTTGAAACGCGTTGCCAATGTCGAAATGCCATTAGGTGCAAAAATGGCCGACATGGGTGAAATCCTATCGGCAATGTTTGGTGAAAAAGAAACCATCCAAAAATTCCCACCGTATGCCATCATTCCAATTAAGGGTGTGATTGGTAAGAATTTAACTGAATTTGAAAAATTGTGCGGATGTTGCGACATCGACGATGTTGAAGAAATGTTAGAGGATGCGGAACGCGACCAAAACATTAAATGCATTATTTTGGATATTGATTCACCCGGCGGTGTTTCCGTTGGTGTTCCTGAATTGGCAAACCGCGTTAAGAATTGTTCCAAGGATGTAATTTCATTTACATGCGTTGAAGCTTGTTCCGCCGCGTATTGGATTGGATCACAAGCGAACAAAGGATTCTTTGCAACCCCATCAAGTACCGTGGGAAGCGTGGGTGTGTATATTGCGTACGAAGATTTTTCCGAATGGTATGCCAATGAAGGCATCAAGGTTGATGTAATCAAAGCGGGTGTTTACAAAGCGACGGGGGTGTTGGGTACATCATTAACCGAGGAACAACGAAAAATGTTGTTCGATGAAGTAATA